ATTATCTGGGTCAAGAGACCATGGTTCTATGCCGCAATGCAAGCAATACAGTGACTATTCCTAAGGGAACTGCAGTGAGATTTGCTGGCGCAGTAGGGGCAAGCGGCAGGTTGAAAGTGGCTCCAATGGTGGCCGATGGAAGCCTGCCAGGATATGTATTTTTTGGCGTGACAGATCAGGCTATTGCTGGAGCAAGTGATGGTTACGTTACTGTATTTGGCAAGATTCGCGGAATCAATACGAGCGCATATTTGGAGGGAGATATTTTATGGTGTTCTCCTTCTACTCCTGGTGGATTTACCAAGGTTGAACCATATGCTCCAAATCTAAAGCTGGCAGTGGCTGCAGTGATTAGCTCTGGCAATAATGGCGCAATTTTTGTTCGCTGGGACACGGGAAGACGCCTGCAAGATTTGCATGACGTTGAAGCTAATGGCAGCAAAGACAATGGAGACGTGCTGGAATGGAACAGCAGTGCTGGCAGATGGGAGCCCACTGATCGGCTAACGCTTCTAGAAGCGAGGGTGGCAGCGCTGGAAGGAGCATGATTGGCCTAAACTAAGCAAGCCATTTTCCCTTTCTCATGGACTCCTTCAAGGACCAGTGGTATAAGCAGCAAGTGGATCACATCTCTGATGCCCTTCAAGAGCTTCTCAATGATGACGACCCCAGCCTCGCCATCAAGGGACTAAACGAAGCCATTACTAGCTGGGAAGATTATCACGAGAAGGAGCTAGCCAAATGGAAGCGCCTCAGGGCGCTTCTGAATTGGGAAGCTGGTACGTAATTCGCAGTTCCCCTCCTAACGTTTTCACAGCCTCACTAGCGCCTGCTGGTGGGGCTGTTTCAATGAGCACGGACGGAACAATGGCGTTGGGAAGGGGAGTGATCTTGGCCTCAGGAAAAAGCTTATGAGCTTCCCATGCAAGAGCATTGGCTTTGTTTTCTCTTTCCTCTTGCTCCCACTGCGCCACTAGGGAAGCAGTTTGTTTGTCAACGGTTTCCATGACAATTTTGGTTTTCCATTCGGCCCAGTCAGGACGACAATGTTCCATGAGTCGTTTGAACCATGGATTAAAAGCAAGAGAGGGCCATCGTGTGACGGCCCATAATCCCACTTCGTAGCAAAGAGCATTAAACCAGCTTTCGCGAGTCATCCTTCTTGGAAAACTGAAATATAAACTGTGCCTTGCTTGATTAAAGGCAGAATCTTATCGCGAAGATCAATGTTGTGGCACCGCACGCAGCCATGAGTGGGAACCAAGGGTTGTTTAGGAGCCCATGCATTAGGCCAACCATTGGCGCTTCCTCCGCCGTGAGTCATAATTCCAGCTCTTCCATTGTTTCTTTCTTGTCCTTCTAGATCAATCATGTCAAAGCTGTACCAGCCATAAGCCATGAGCGTGCGATCAAAAGCAGGCTTATCTCCAGCTTTTTCATAGTCTTTGTAAATGGTGCCGATTTTATAAAGACCAGGCGGCGTGTCTGAATTGGTGATTTTCCATTCAAAATCACTGTACTGCCCACGAGCAAGACAAGGAATTTCCCACAACAGCTTTCCTTCATAGGAAAAGGCTTTCATGGTTTCCACTGCATCGTTCACAATCAAATGCGAATCGCCGGGCTTAAAGCCAAAATCATGGGGACGTTTCTTGGGGCCAATCATGGTAATTTTTGTCGATTCTGGGGCATATTCCTTCATAAGCTTTGAAAGCTTTGCCGGATAATCAGGATCCGTTGCATAGCTTTGTTCCTTGAGCATGCGTGCTGCCGCATAGCGATTAGGCGCATTGTTCACGCCCTTAAATTGACGATAATCTTTGTACCAGCGGGTTACAAGATATTCAATGCAGGCAGCAAGACTGGGAAAGTCAATAAAGCCCGCCTTGATTGTCACCCATTGACCATCGTAAAATTCTTGAGTGGAAGTAGTAGTACCCGCCCCCTTTAGGCCGAACGCATTCCATTGCCCAGAAAAATGCTTGCCAAAGCCACTCTCAAGCGCCCATTGGGCTGCCACTAGTTCAGGGAATCTGGCTCCGACTCTCTTGGCATGATCTTGAACTCCTTTCCATGTGTTGGGGATTTCCATGGCTAGATCCTCTATTCATAAAGTCTAGCTGTTATGATTTTTGTGGGTCCGCGTGATTGCAGTCACCGAACCCGTGGATCACTCGCCTAATCGAGCAACCATGGACATTATCGCAGAAGAATGGCGCCCAGTGCCAGGCGCTGAAGGTCGTTACGAAGTTAGCAATCTTGGGCGTGTCAAAAGCCTAAGACGAGTCGTCTCTTGTGGCATCCGACAAGGGAAACGGGCCTATCGGACTGTGCCAGAGAAAATATTAAAACCTGGACTTGACAAAGACGGCTATGCGCAAGTCTTAATAGCACAAACTGAGGGTGATAAATTTAAAAACACTAGAATTCATCAACTAGTAGCATTGGTGTTTCTTGGGCCTAAGCCAAAGGACAAATGGGTTCTGCATGGTCCCAATGGAAAAGAAGACAATAGCGTTGGAAATTTATACTATGGAACTCCCGCTCAAAATATTAAAGACAAGTGGAGGGACGGCACTATCATTATTGGCGAAAAGCATCACAAAGCCAAACTAAAAGAGGCTGATGTTATTGAAATTCGCGAGCTGTACGAGCAAGGCTTAACGTGCAAAGAAATCGCGGCTCGCTATAGCGTAGGCGATACCGCGATTGCAAAAATCATCAACAGAGAAAACTGGAAATGGCTCTAGTCTTTCAGCCCTTCACACGGAAGACTGCCTTAAGGCCAGTCATGATCAATTGCAGGATGTTGTTTTCTTTATAGGGAGTACGCTCGATAATTTGATCGGCAGCAGCAACAAGAATGCCACCAACTACGAACCATTCGACACCGCTCATGGCTTTCTCCTAGGAGATTTTCTTATAGCCTAGCGTTCAATCTCAAGACTGCGCACCCTTGTTTCAATGTCACTCATTTTATCTGTTAAAGCACTAAGTTTTTCCGTGATGCTTTCAATTTGTACTGCCACTTTGGCCTGTTGATTGCCGACAGTAATAAGCATGGCTCCCGTGGAAAGAAGCATGCCAGCCGTAATAGTGGCCACAAAATTGGCCATGCCTTCCTTGAATGGTTCCATGGGGATTCCTTGCAATTTTTATATTAGCTAAAACGCATTATTTGCTTATTGCCCGTTAGATTGTTTGCAGAAAAAGTAAATAGTGCCATGCCAAGAGCGAATGGTCCCGATGAGCTGCTTTATTCTCTCATTGAACTTCGCCCTGGGGACGCAAGACGTAGGTTTCGCAAGAGTATTTTTGAGGACTATCCGCTGCGAGGACCACTTGGGCAATGTGCCTGTGCATATTGTGGGCGATGGGATCAAAAGCTGACTATTGATCACATTGTGCCAAAGAGCAAGGGTGGGCCTCATTTCGCAAAATATAATTTAGTGCCAAGTTGTCAGTCTTGTAATCTTTTAAAAGGAGCTGAGCCTATTTTTGAATGGTGGCGTCCACAGCGTTTCTGGACTGAGAAGCGAGAAGAGCTTCTTCTTGCATGGGTGCATCATAATAGCTTTGTTAGCGCCCACACTTCTTTGCAGGATATTGAAGCATTCGCGGAGGAGCGTGATTATTACATTCCACCGTCAAAAGAAGAAGCCCCCATTTCTGGGGGCTTTTGTTATACAGAATGGCAGGCAGCTTAGGCTTTATCTACGGGATCAAATAGCACTTGCTTACCAGGAAGATCGTAGCGAATGCCTGGTATTGGACAGAAGCCATCCTTACAGCCATTGTCCACATTGTTTTCAATGGCAGCTAGAGCTTCACGCTCTTGATCAGTTTCAAGCGCAAAAATAAGCTGATTGAGATACCACTTGGCTTTCTCTAAATCTTCTAGGCCATTCTTGCTTTCATAGCGCCAAACGTATTTCAACACATTACCTTTACAAAAGCCGCGATAGGCTTCAGTGCTCATGCTGGCTTCAATGCCTTCAATGGCTTCAATGCCACCAAATGCATAGTGCTTGGGGCGTTCCACTGGATGGAAAGCTTCAGGAGCTTGTTCAAAAGGCATTGCCATTTTCCTCGAATGCTTGAAAGGCTTCTTTAAAGAGAGGGCGAGCCAATGTGGCCAGTGCTTGAGCGTAGCATTGAATTTCGCCCTGTGCATCTGGCTTGTCGCGCAATGACAAGAAATGCAGAAGAGCCTGCAAGCTGCAGGTCCACGTGAAGCTTGTGTACGTTGACATAGGCATAATTCCACGAGCCTGCTCCTTGCTCACGCCTAGCGTCAGAAGAGCCCTGTAAGCCTGCTTAGCCTGCTCTAGCGCCTTGGCGTATTCGATCATCGCCATTTTGTTCATAGAGGGCTCTAGAGGGCCAGCAGAAGCTTGTTTGTTGCTGGCGCTTTGCTGCCTAAATTCACGAGGCATGTAGTAAGTGTCATCATCGGCTTCGCAATAGCGAAAGCTTTTTTCATTCCAGCCGAGTTGGTCATTGGCATACGTGCCACCAATAACATGCTTCCACCATTGACGAGCAATAAACAGCGGAGCTTTTACTTGCCATTTTGTGACAACGCCCCTAAAGGGACTGGTGTGCTGATGCTTCACCAAATAGTTAAGAAGCTTTTGATCCTTATCAGTCCACTCAGTAGAGGCTTGATCGAAAGACTGCCGCGCATCACAAACAATGTCAAGCGAAGTTCCCATCCAATCGATGAGCCTGACAAAGCTAATACCGTCACAGAGGGGATCAATGATCTGAAGGGGAGAAGATGTCATTTGTTGTTGTAATTAGTGGGCCAAATAAGCATGCGAATAGTGATGACAATTAGCACCCACTGCCAAAAGCCAAGGATGAATCCTGGAAAAATCCAGCCCACGCAAATGCTTAATAGCCATGAACGCAGGCAAATAAAGCCAAAGGCAACAAGGATTTCAGCGATGACTTTGCTGACCACCTTGAGCGAATCGTCTTGTGTTGGAGATAAAGTCATGAATCAAGAGGAAGGGGCGAAGCCTCTGGAAGCCAATGATAGGCGCCACCTTGGTTTCAGCGTGCCAAACAATGCGAGCTTTGCTTTGTCCTCCATCTTTCACGATGGCGGCAATGGTGCCCAAAAGGCTCGTGGGCATCCATCCCGCAGCAGTGGGCTGCACGTAGACGACGGTTTGCCCAACTTCCCAAGAAAAAGACCTTGGCGTTTTCGGGAGGGCTCTGAAGGAAGCCGTACCAAGCTTTTCGGCTTTCCTTCCATCGTCCACTGCGTAAACAAACTGCCTGCCATTTCTCTGCATCGCTAGGCTAAAGCAAACGACGGGAGCCCTATGTCAAGAATGTTTTCCATTCCAGTAGCATTAAGCTACAACGGACGCGACTACATTGCTGAAATGGGGCCTTTTGAACGGAGCATGGAAAGGGACTTTGCCCTTGTCGCCAATAAGAAAGCATTGGACGAATGTAACGACATTGATAAGCTCAAGGAGGTGGCATGGAATATGATGCAGGGCTGGAGCAACATGCAAGATGCCACTGCTTCGCTTGTCAAGGAAAACCTTGAACTGCGTCAAGCCATGCAGATTCAGCAAATGGACTTAGAAGCAGCAGATGCTTTGCTTGGCGAAGCTGGAGAAGCCATCAAGACATTCGCAGAACAGCAGCAATCTTCTCAAGCCAAGCGATTTCTTTGGCCGTTTGGGAAGTAAGCAAAAATACTTTCCAGCCACAAAGCATGGCTAAGTTAAACTTTCTGGCGTCTCGCTCATAGCCAGAGCCAGTAACATGACGACCACGATTAAAAGTGCCGCCTTGTATTTCAATGAGAGAGCGAGAAGGAAGATGTGCAAAATCTGCCCTGTAACGTTTTGAACGCTTGCTTTTTGCATAGCGCTCTTGAAAATCAGCTTCCCAAGCCTCTACATCGCTGAATTCCCTAATCAATGGGAGATCGGGATAGTGAGCTTGCCAAAGCCCGAGAAACTGATCTTCTAATGCGCTCACGAGCTATACAGCAGCAAAAGCTACTTTAGCTCCTTGATTTTGATATTTACCATCGCCATAGGCGCTGGCGACATCGTTTTCTAGCTTCATAAACATCACTTGAACGATGCCTTCATTAGCGTAGACCCTTGCTGGAAAAGCCAAGGGATTGACAATACAAATAGTGAGATAGCCAGACCAGCCAGGCTCAATTGGCGTAACGTTAATGATTGTGCCTTGACGTGCATACGTTGACTTCCCGTCAGTGATGCCCATCACATTGTTAGGCATCGAGATGCGTTCAAGGCTAACGCCAAGAGCGTAGGAAAAAGGCGGAAGCACAAAGAACGTGCTGCCATTTTCTTGCCGAGGCGTCTGCTCTTCCATCAGCTCCGTGTCGAAGCTTTTCACATCCAGATGGAAGTCCTTACTTACGCTGTTATCAATGACCATAAAGCCTTCAGGAGAAAGGCGCAGGTCATATCCAGCATGAGACAGTCCATAAGACAATGCTTTCGTGCCATTGTCTAGTTCGCGACGCTTCTCTCCAGTGAAAGGAAAGATGATGTCGTTTTCAGCGAGAATGCTAATTTGCTTGTCGTTAAGAAGCACTGTTTGAAGAGCGAGAAAACAAGCCCATGGAGAGCCAAACAAGAATTGCGGCAGGCCAAAAGGGCACGGACGGCCAGATTGACTGGACCGCCCATGCCCCTACACAAGCCGCTCCAAAACTAAGTCCCAAGACAATGACCAATGCCAAAAGATAGACAGGCCAGTCAGTGGGTTCGGAGCGCTTTGCCATCAGAACAGATCGTCGTTAGACGAAGACGATGCGAAGCTGCTGCCTGCACTTTCGCCGTTCTGCCAGAAGGAAGAATAAGCTTTAGGGCTATTCTCCATCTTGTTGACAGTCACTTGTCCCTTGAAATGAGGGGCAGTGTCCTTATCACGCTTGTCGTTGTTCCACAGTGCCACGCGGAAGCTGTAGTTTCCTTGCGCATTGGGACCAGCCTTTTTGGCTGCATTCAGAATGTCGGGGGTGAGATCGACAGTACCGCTGAAAACGGGGAGATTGCCAGAGGGCATTTAGTGTTCCTCAGAAGGAGAGTGGTCGGCCCTGGAGGGGCTCTAGAAGCATAGCTGGTGCAGACGAGGAGTCAAGCTCCACGGTCCATAGAAATGGTTAAGGGGCGTCCGCCTGGGTAGTGCTCAAAAAAGTACTGTTGAGTCTTCTGAGCCATGATCCCTGCCTGCATGGCAAGGTCAGTGCCATCAAGGCTCACGATTTGAGCCTCCTGCCCTTCACCAGTATCAGGGTCGTAAATGGCAATAGCGCAATGCGCCTCGTTGATTTCGATGCCATACATCTGCTCAATGGCTTGGCAATAGGCTCCGAGCTGCATGCGGTAGTCGCCTAGCTGCGTATCAGGCTTTTGTTTGTAGCTTGTCTTCCAATCAAGCAGGGCGATATTGCCGTTGCCCATGGTCGCAAGCATGTCAAATGTGCCTGAGTAGCCAGTTTCACCT